TAAATTTTTTGTGAATATCTTTTGCGTCACCAACAGCTGTCACCCACATTGCGGTATTATAATCGTACGCCTGTCTCATCTGACGCTTTAAGTCATCCCAATCTGGTTCACAATATTCACCGGGCCACTCTTTATGTTCGATGTTAGCAGGTCTTAATCCTTTGATTGCCACTGGCACACCTTTACCTTCAGCAAATTGTAATTGTCCACCCCAATTTGAATATATTGACGGTGTTCCACAAGCCATTGCTTCAATTAAAGGTAAGTTCCAACCTTCACTTCGAGCACACGAAACAAATACGTGTGCAGTTTGTAAATAATTTACATATTCTTCTCTTGAGGGAAAATTTAGAAATTTAATATTCTTAGTGTCAATACCATAATGTTTAACTCTTTCATCAGTTGTCTTTAATCCATCATATGGATATGGGTTTTCAACAGATGCCAAAAGTTCCACATCATCCACATCTTTGAATTCTTCAGCAAAGGCTTGTAATATTTCTGTCGTCCCTTTTCTATAATCCCATCTACCGAAATGTACGAAACGTACCTTTTCTCTTTTAGGGAATTTTTTAATTGGTTTAAATGTATCAACATCAACACCCTCAGGTACGATGAAAATCTTTTCTTTCGGATAACCTTGTTCAACTAAACAATCAAATTGCCATTGTGTCGGCACCCATACTTCATCAAAATAGAATAATCTATTGAAGAATTCATCGGGGTATCTTGTTGATTCCCATACGTTGTATGCGATTTTATACCCATCATAATCTTCATAGAAGTAATGGTTATTCGTTTCCATTAAAACAATGTGAACGTCGGGTACAAAATCACCTTTGTAATCGTACATAGGTTCATCTACCCTTCCATTACCATCGGCCCTATGTAATGTCTGTAATATCAACATGTCCCCAATCTCTTCTGTGAAATAAGATTCACCATCATGTGGACGATTATTCATACCCTTCCAACTGTTTCCAATGGTAAGGTTTCTAACTTTTACTGTATGGTACTTGTTGAGTGCACAAAAGAATGAACGTGCGTGGTTTGCGTAACCTGTTGTACCAATAAACGGAGCGTGAGCAAGTATCTTCATTAGATAAAATATAAGTAATTTTATCTATTAAATCAACTTAGTTTCCTTTTTTTCAATAAAATCATGTAAATTATGAAAGACAAAAGGACTTATTGCCACTTTGTTAAATTCCTCTAAGAAAAATGAATGTTCGGGATGGGTTTCATCGGCAACATCTAAAAACTTAAACATTTCATCGGAGAATGTTCCCCAATTTGTCAATCTACCGTAAAAGACTTTAGTTTTTTTACCGAAAATTGAACGTATTAAATCAAAAAATGTACTCATCTCATTATAGTTTGATTGTTGAACTACAAATGAGCATTTTACATTTCTAATTGATTTGATTGTTGAGATAAATCTAAGATTGTTTAATAAATTATCCCAATTACCTCCTAATCTCGTTACGTTTTCGTAAGTGTTTTGTGTTCCCGCATCAATACTAATCTCACAACTACGAACATATTTATGTATGTTGGGCATACTATCCCACATTTCTTTATTCCATAAACTAGCATTGGTGTGTAGGTGTATAGATTTTAAATTAGGGTATTTTTTGGGGTTGAAGTTTCTAAGAAAGTTTCTATATGATACCGACGCAAATGGATCCGCGGTACCCGAACAATAAATCGTTTCGATTGAATCGGAATAAGCCTCCTCAATCTCGTCAATCGTTAAGTTAATTGTTTTAATTTTATCACTACTAGCCACAATCATATCTACCCTACACGACGGACACTTATAATTACATGTCCTATCGAATGACATTTGAAGTATCGTCGGTCCACTTGTAAAACTATCCTCGCCGTTTTCAATATAGTTTTTAATTTCATCCGATACTTGATTAATATGTTTTACCGGACCTACTTGAGTTCTATTGAACTTTTGTAATTCACTTAGGTATGGGCAAAGTTTCTTATCACAAAACCTATATGAACCGTCTGTTACAGATTTTCTAATTTCCTTTGCCTCTTCGGATTTCCATAAATCTTTAATTGCCCCATTTTTTGGTAGTGGTTTTGTTAACCAACTGGCACAACACATGAACGCACTATTATCGTGTATTTCTAAACCATTAAATGGTACTGAACATATATATTCTTTAAGGTTGACCATTATAATAATTTATTTGTTTTTTCATCTAACCTCACCTTTTTATATGGTGAGTTAATCCATTTATCTACACAATTTTGATTGAAAGATAAACCTAAATAATTTAATAAGTCGGTTATAGTCTCCGAGCATTTATCCACAAATATCTTCTCATAGGTATAATGTGGATAACCCATATCTGATATTGATTTTAAAAAATTAGATTCAGATTCTAAATGTTTAGTTAACCCAATAATTTCGTTTTCATCAACAATAGATAAGTCATAGTATTTTTGTTTATGCCAATGAGGTGTTACTGTTTGATTTTCAGATATTTTTAGATGATACAGTAAACTCTCGGATTGGAGTCTTTTGTTTTCTCTTTCTAATACGATTACTTTATCAAAAAAGGTATAAAACCAATCCCAATACTCCTCAATATTTTTAAATGACTCGTGCGGAAAATTGTCTCTATCAATGAAAGTCTTAACTAGTACGTTTTGTTTATTTACTATCTCATCAATTCTTTTAATTTTTTTCTCCTTATCTAAATTTCTATAATTAAAAGGTTCAAAAAATAAAGAATGTTTTTTGTTCTCAAACAACAAACAACAATTAATGAAATATGTTAATGATGTTGACCCACTTCGACCATTACAAACGATAGCAATTCTCATAACAATGTTTTATTGTTTTTTAGTTTTGGGTAATCGAAATCAGTTTCGGTCATCCATATGTTCAATGCGTACCTTGTACCTTCGGTCACAGGTAAAACTCCATGAAACGTTTTAGAACCGTTAAATGAAATGCTATCCCCTAACTTTAAATCGGATATTATCAAACCATCTAACGTTTCAAAATTATATGGTGGGTTCTCATCTTCAGTTAATACAAATTGACCTCCTTCAAAATCATCAGATAGTACAATTACGGTTGTCAATTCACTTGTCTTATCTTTATGTAGATTAAGGTATCTACCATCATAATAGGACGTTAAACTTATATTGAAATTTTTTAAATCGAAGGTTTCGAAATCAAACCATAACTCAAAATCATTAGACTTAATGTTTTCAATAAATTTAGATAATATTTTTTGTTTGAATTCTTCATCGTAAATTCGTTTACAGTCCCAAGTTTCATTTGGGTTGTAAGAAAAAGATTCTCCATTTTTTTTACAAAAGGTTAAAATATCATTAATCTCGTCTTTGTTAAAAAAATTACCATTTACACTATATTGAATCACAAAATTTTGATTTTTTTGTTATTATCGTACCTAATAATATTATTTTTATTAGAATTTATAAATCTATAAATTTCTTCAGCAATAAATTCATACCCAATTTCGGATGGATGCATACCTGGAGTTTTAGAAATATCTAATTGGGGTAACTCCCATACCATTTTATTATCTTTAGAAATTAAAAAATCTTTAAATGTTTTCTCACCGAATCCCCAATAAGGATTTTTATTTATTAAATTAGTCTTATCATTTTCTGATTTAATCTCATCAATCATTTTATCAAACGCATCACAAAAGATATAATTTATTTGATAGTGTTCACATAATTTTTGAATAAATAAAATGTAATTTTGATTTACTATATTATAATAATCTTGAGTAAATAATTCACCAATAAAAAATTCCTTATAATTAATTAAGAAATCATTATATGTTGAATTTTTGGTTAAATCTTTAGAGACAAACCATTTTTGTTTATAATTTTCTTTAATGAAATTGGACCCCCATGTGTGCCATTCGTTTTTGGGGAAAAAAGGAACATCATCCCTCAAGGATGATGTCCACATTATTATTATTAAATCTCCAGGATTTATTATATTAGATTTTATATTTTCAATAACCTCGTTAAACGTGAAATTATTATTTGATCCTGAAATTGCTTGGTTTTGAACTTCGAGATTCATTAATTTAGAAAGTTTTGTCGGCCAAGACCTATCGTTTCTAAATTTTTTTCTTTCTTCTCTTGTTTCGATTAAATTTTCTTTAACAACGTCGACACCAGCACCTTCGGTCCAACTATCACCATATGTGAATAGTTTCATAAATTACCCCAAGTGTTTGGTTTTAACCTCATTAACAACTGCTTGAAATGCTGTTGCTATTTTTTCCTTAACCGCGTTTGATAACGGAGCGACAATTGGTTTAATTGTTTGTGCCGGTCTTTCTACTCTTTCTTTTACTGCCATTTTAAAATATGTTTTAAATTATTTCTGTTATTAAAGTTTACTTTCAAAACCACCTCCATTACATGATGGACAATAGTTACTATTACACCAGTGACCACAATAGTTCCAAGGACACCAACATGAGTTGTGCATCACACTGAAATCCCCATCACCAATATCCACTAAAAATAAATCGGATGGTTCAAAATCTAAGCTATAAATGGTTTTTTGTGCGTGTTCCATCTCCAAACCAGTTATTTCAACTGTAGTAAGTTGATTGGTTGAAGCATCGGTAATTACTAACTTATCACCAACGTACATTTTATTAACCTTTTCGAATCTTGTGGATGTTGATCCCGATTCTTCGATATAATATGTTGCGGACGGTGAGTCTGTCCACGTTCTACCATCGGACAATGTTATACGAATATAAATCGTATCAACCGCAGCAGATACCATATGTTGTAAACTAGTTCCAGTTTGAATTAATGTTTCGTTATCGTTAACTAAATTACTGTCCCAACCAAATGTGAAGATTTTTTCATCGAATTTGGATGCTTTATTATCGTTAAAATCGGTATAATCAATTGAACGAACATAATCACCTAACGCGATTGTATCAACATCAGTTAAAGTACCGTCTAATTTTAAAATAACGCTATCATCATCAGTATGGTAGTTAATAGGAGATGAATTACCTAATTCCTTAGTTATATATTTGTATCTACTTTTTTGATTTAACTTGTTGGTCCCACTTACAAATTCATCTTGAGTGAATGATATTGGAATTATTGTGGATTGTGTGTAACCACCCATATGAATAATATCCAAATTAGAACCATATATAATGTCAATACTTCTAATAACTGAATATCTACCATTAACAAGGTTATCTTCTGAGAAAATGAATTCCTGAACTAAATCACTTGTTGTTAATTCACTTTTCAATGTTGCTAATTCAGCTGAACTTGATGCTCGATATAACGCTGGATAAGTAAGTGAATTGTAACCAGGATTTCTCGGCTTAACTAATAAATTTGGAACGTCAGTAACATTAAAGTCAACTTCATCTAACGTGTCTAATGTTAATAAATCTGAAGTAAAATATGTTTTAGGTACGTATGTTGTTCCACTCATTAAAGAGAAAAATTCAAATTTATCCGCACAATATGTTTCGTCCACCAATGCGGTAGTGTCAAATGATTGTCTCAATATGAATTTGTTACTAGCGTCCTCAATATATGGTACTGTTACCGAATTTACAGGTACCATGTATTCTGAGAAAGAAATGTTATTTTCTTCACATTTTTCTTCTAAAATTTTCTTAAATCTGAATTGTTCAGTTAATGGTTTGTATGAGTCCAACTCCGTCCAAATGAAATGGAATTCATTAATTTCATTGTCATTTAACATCGTGAACAATGAATCATAATCCAATAAATCCGCCCCCTCATTATATATTGTGGTGTTGGTGTTTATTTCTAAGAATTTAACCGAACCATTCGATTGAAGTAAGTCACTACCTATTATTGTTGCTTTCATAATTTTTTTTATCTTACTATATAAATATACCGATAACGATAATATTTGTCAAGTATTAGTTATATATATGTATATGTTATATCAATGAATTCTTATATTTTGTTGGGACAACGTCCATGTATTTTGAATCAACTTCCTCCCATTTTTTTTGGGTACACGCGTTAAAAGTTTTCGAAAATACTTTTTTGTTTATTGGGCACCCACAATCGTTACAATATGCTGACCATTTAACACCTTTTAGTACTTCTTTTCTATGGTCACACCCTAAACATATATCCAATCTTTCTCTTGCCTGTTCTTCCTGTTTTTCTGTTGGTTTATATGATGTTTTCCATGCTTCAAATATCTCCTTATAATCTATCATATTAAACTTTTTTTTAATTTAGGAAAATCGTAATAATCATAAATACTGTCATATTTTTCTTTAAACTCATCATTTAATACGATTTTACACTCCATATGTTTACTTGAATTTACGGAATAGAGTTTAAAGGGTTTTTCCAATGTTTTAGATACCCAACCCTCAAATTTATCCATTTCGTTAAAATCAAACCAAATGATATTTTGGTTATTGTTTGTCCAATACGATAGTGGGGTTAATAATATATCAATCATATTAACCGCATAAGCCTTTGTACTTTTCTTAAAAAACTCCTCTTCAGATTTTTTAAATTTTGATGTAACAGAAATATCGATTCTTTCATCCAATATTTTCAAATTTATCAATAAATCACATATTACCTCCCAACGTTTTTTCTTACTTGATAGGTCGTCTTTGGTAAAGAAAAATAGCTCGTCTAATGTCATGTTACTAAAAACATCATATATTCTATGAAATCCTGTACGTTGTAAATCAAACAAAACGTGTTTGTATAGAGAAAAAAATCTTTCATGTCTTTGTCTCTTAACCGCAATAACCGGATACTCATTACCAAATTTGTTTTGTAAGTCTGTTATCGATTCGTGTCCATGGTAGATATAATCCATTATTTTAGACTTATCAATTGAATTAAAATCAATATCTAAATTAGATTTTTCCCATTCTCCGTTGAATGTTTGTAAGCTTACGTCATTAAGAATACATGAATAATTAAACGCAGTTGATGCACATCTAGGTAAACTTAAATAAATGAATTTATTATCTACTAACATTATAATATCGATTGTTTAATTGTTTTACTTGGCCATACATTCAATGAATATCTGATTCCTTTTATTACCTTGTCAACTGAATGAACTATATTTGAATCAAATATTAATACACTTCCTGTTTTTTTAGGTGTGGTTTGATTGGTCCCATCTGTGATATATTTAACATCTCCACCTTCATAATCATCATTAAGTTGAATGATAAATGTAATTGTTGCTCCGTTTAATATTTCATGATTATCAGGATGCCAATCTAAAAAATCACCTTCACCATATCTGTTAAATGAATATTTCGGTACTTTAATATAATTTATACCATTGAATGGGTTTAAGTTATTCGACAATTCGACAATCTTATTTGTCAAATTTTTTAATACGTCATTTTCTAATAATTCATCGTAAAAATAACAACCCATTCTTTTGTTACCATCATAACTTACATTCTCTTCAATAAGTTTACCGTTCACAATTAATGATGATTTCATTTGACTTAGTCCCACGGATTCCCCTAAAAGGATAATCTGATCACATTCTTCTTTTGTTAAAAAATTCTCAATATATTTTACAAACATTATATTAACGATTTTTCTTTTTTAATAAATTCAAATCCAACGTTTCCCGCCAAAACTATTCTATCATTTGTCGAATCAGGAGCGTTGTTTGGTGAATGTGGCATATCGGCTTCCATTATAATAAAATCGTCTTCTTCAGGTCTAATCCAAAACTCTTGATTGTCTTTACCTCTAAAGTATAATACACCATCTTCTCCATTCATTACATCGGGCATTTGGATGTAATATACATAAGTGTAATGTGGTATAAAAGTTTTACTATCTCTATTAATATCGGTGTGAACATGGAATTTATCAACACCTTTCAATTCCTCATGTCGAAATTGTAGTTGTACCGGGTTTTGTGATCTTACAACATTAACCCAAGAGTCGGTGTTTATTTTATTATAAGGTATATTTTTTTCCCCATAGAGTTCTTTACAAAGATTTATACCTTTTTGAACCACGTAATCTAAATTTGTTTCAACCTCAATTTCACCAATAAAATTTAAATTATTATTCCATTCTTTCTTATAACCGAACCCGTCCGTTTTTACATCTGGCTGAGATTCTATGACCAAATAAGCCTCTTTTAAAAATGATGACTTTTCATTTAACTTATTAAGTTTTGTTTTCCAAATATATGTGGTCTCATCAAAATATAACTTTTCCATATCTCTTTATATTAATGAATTACTAAATTTTTTCGAATTTTTCTTATAGATTGTGTTATAACTATAAAACCCAAAAACTAAACTACGACTATCGTCCACAATGTTTAATGCCGATTTAATTTCATCGTTTGATTTAACTATCAATTCACCCTTTCTATTCACCAACTTTAATAAGTTATCGGGAACTTCTACCATTTTTTGGTCTATCCAAAATTTAGTATCATCTCTATCACACATATATTGATACTTAATGAATAATAAATTTTGTTCATTTAAGTGATTAAAATAGTCGTTAAACTCATTTTTATTAATTGGATTAAAATCAAATTTTTTTAATTTCCTCAATAACATAATTGACGTTAACATAGATGTCGCCTCAAGTGGTTCTAAAAATGACGAGGAGAGTCCGATAGCTACACAATTATTAACCCAAGAATTTTTATATGTGCCAGGATTAAAGTTAAATTTTTTCACTATGGTAATTTCCTCTCCAACGTAATCCTCAACCTCTTTTTTTGCTTCAATATCATTAATGTAGTTTGAGTTGAAGGCATACCCACAACCCCATCTGTGTTGTAGTGGAGCATTCCACATCCAACCACACTTCATCCCTATAGACTTGGTTGTGGTTTCGGACTCATGATTTAAATTATCTTTTTGTGGTAGGAAAAAAGCAATCGCCGAATCGATATTAAGGTATTTGTTATATGAAATCCATTCTTGGTTATACAATTTACCTATAATTAATCTCGCAAAACCACTACAATCAAATACAAAATCAGATTGTACTTTAGTTCCATTGGTCAATAATATTTCATTTACATCTCCATTATCTAATTGATTAAATCCAATTACTTCTGAATCAATATGTTTAACACCTCTATTTAAACTTATGTTTTGTAAATAATCCGCAACTAATTTGGCATCGAAATGGAATCCATGTAACGATTTTGGTCCACCGACAAATGGGTGTACCATATTTTTACCGTCCCCTCTCCAATTTACAAATTCATTACCGATTTTTATTGTTGCTTTAGTTTTTATTATAAAATCAACTTCATCTATATCTAATCCTATTAAAAGATCAGGGAAATTAGTTGTACTTGATTCACCGGCACCAAGTATTCCAATATTAGAACTAGAAATCAATGTAATATTAACACCTACCCAATTTTTCCGTATAAAAAGTGATGTTAACCACCCAGCAGTACCGCCACCAATAATAACTACATTTTTCATTTTATATTCTTTTCTTTTCTTAGTCCAAATTTAATCCACTTATACCATACTCTCTCGTGTAGATAGTATTGGATGGGTTTATACACTAATTCAGCTACACCAAAGGCCGCACCTACTTTAACATCACCACTTATCCACCACATAATACCAAATCCAATTAAGGTAGATATAATACGATACGATATTGTTTTAGCTATGTGTCTTTTTCTTTCTACTATCATTATCCTTTATTTTCATCGTAAGTAACTGTTCCATCTGGTTTCATGTGACCAGTTCGAATTGCGGTACCACTAATAACCGCAACATCTGCGGGTGGCTCATGATAGATTACATCATAACCAACACCTCTACCGTAGTTAATACTTTCAATGTCAGGAATGATTGAGATTAATACTCTATCAAAATTATCTTTGAAAAAGGGTTCATTGGATAATTCATGTAAGATTTGAATCGCAGTTTTAGGATTGTTCTCATCTTGTGGGACATCTCTAATTGCCACCCAAACATTTTTACCTTTTTCTAATTGTTGGTTAATTAACCATTCGTGACCTTTGTGCCAATTTTGCCAACGGCCTACATACAACGCATACTTTTTACTCATAAATCTATTCTTTTAATTAAATCAATAAATGACTCTACGTCGGATACGTTTGTTGTATCAACATCAACGTAATTCTCTTCAGGTTTTTCGTAATCGGTAACGTGAAAATTCTCACGACCTCTTTCTTCGGTAGTGTGAACATAAATCTCAACTGCTTCAGATTTGTCTTTAAATTCTTCTCGTTGGTCTCTGTAAGGTGAAACTAATGATACTACGACATCATGACCTTTTTCATTCATGAAAAGAGCAATGTCTTGTGCTCTCTCGATGTTCTTTCTCCTACCCCCTTCGGAATAGTCTTTATTCTTGAATATGTCTCTCAAATCATCACCATCGATGTGGAGGACTTTACTAGTGTTCATCAAAAATGCCACTAAGTGTTTTGCTAATGTGGTCTTACCTGCTCCAGGCTGACCTGTAAACCAATATATCATAGAAGATAATATAACAAAAATATTCTAAAAAGTCAAATTAAATTGTTTCTTTAAGTGATTCGAGTTCTTTTTGTAGTTCTTTGACTTTGGTATCTCTAAAATTGGTGTCTGTTTTATAATAATACTTCTCTAACCATACGTGGTAGTAATCTAAATTTTCTATGTGGTCTACTCTGTTAGGGTCTTTAACCCAAAATAATCCTTTACCTGGCAACTTAGGTCCTAATACAGGTAATTCAGGATATGACATGTATAATCTGTTTTCAATAGTTTCAACCTTGGATTTACATTTTCTCACACTATATCCCATAATCCCTTGGTCCGCCAATAACCATAACCATTCAGGAACCTCATCATATTTTCTAGTTATAATATCCAAATGTTTTTTGAGATATTCATCCCTAAGTTTATCACTATTCATTAATATGAACGATGTGTTGGGCATCATCATATTTTGTGAGAAATCAGATATACCTCCAATCTTATCTAATTGATGTTCGAATACAAAGAATTCTCCTCGTTGTATTTCCCATTGTGTGTGAACTAAATCATAGTTGTTTGTCCATGATGGTAGATAACCTCTAACAATGAAATCTAAATCTAAAAATAGATATGGTGTCGGTTCCTTACCAATCACTATTGATTTGCCTGTTGTCCAAAATCTACCAGGATTAACTTCAGGATATTCTTTATTAAAGTTTTCCAAAGTGTCCACATCAATTTCATCCCACAAATCTAACATTCCTTTTTTTCGGTAAAATTCATACCCAACATTATCAGTGTATAATTTAGTTTGACCTATGTATTTCTTCGCACTTCTAACCGCAACTTCTTGAATTAATAACTCGTAATCAACGATGTCATATTCATTGTCAGGTAAATCAAACATCTTAAGATGGTTATATCCTTGAGCATCCTTTTTATGGAAAAAAGGTGCCGTCCAATTAACAAATATTGCTTTCATATAAACGTATTCCTATATTATAATGTCCCTCTTCATTAGGGTGTTTATCTGTTCTCATAACCTGGGTGGGTTTGGTGTCACCTAAGGTCCATTTATTTTCATCAACCCAATTCATTATTGATAAATTATTCTCATCGGAACTTGTTGGGAAATTAATAAAGTGTTCAGTTCTAAATGGTTTGAAGTCATTATCTAAACATAGAATTCTATACTTGATCCCAACTTTACTCTGTAAGAAACTTAAGGTATTGAATACTCTATGGTATTTGTGGTATATTGTATGAGGTGCCCAATGATTCATATAATCACACAGTAATATGAATTGGTCATCTTTAATTGGAAATCTATCTCTACCTCCTGAATATTTGTTCATTAAATCGAACATTAGATTCAAGTCTCTGGTCAATCCGGCACTGGTATAATAAAAATCATTATTGATTTTAAATCCTTCCCTTGTACCCGCAGTAAACTGATAGATTATCAAATCGTTTTTTTCAAATCGATTCATATTCTGAGTTAACCTATTAAAACATTCTTCGTGACACATCGCACTTTCCGCAAAGTTCTCGTAGTCAACCCCCAATTTTTCTGAAAGAACTCCTGTATAAGTTTCATTCATTTGGAGGTAGTGATCTGTCGAAAAGGAACATCCGAATGTCCATATTTTATTGATGGGTGAGGTAGACATTTTTTCTAATTAATTGTTCAATTTTATTATGTAATATTATCTCAGTGTTTCTTTTTATGTTATGGATGGTAAAAATGGTATCAATAGGTCTACCAAATATTACTGATGGTTCATATTTTAAAATATAACTCTTAAAATCGGATTGTGAATAGATGAACATAGCAAACTCCTCCACTAAAGTTGTTAGATTATACTCCAACGCAATTTCAAGTAATCTACTTGGTATGAATTTGTCAGCACAATAGATGAAACCAGCGTTAGGTAAAACAATTATATCTTCTTCTCTCCAACCGTACCTTTCCATTTCTATTATTTGTTGGTTAGTCCAATTTTTTGCCCCAACATCCGATAGTTTATCGGTTAATGAAAGGTATTCAATTGGGTACGAATATGTCGGCATTAAAAATTCTTTACCATCAAACTCACTGAAGAAATCATCATCCAATTCTCTGACAATTTCTACATCCCAATCCATGAAGATAAACTTATCATGATTTAACGATGCTTCTTTTAATCCAATTAACTTATGTAGAAATTTAGTGTTCTCGTTGTCATGTATCGTATTCTGATTTGATATTAATACACATTTATAACCTAAGTCAATTAATTTGTTGTAATTATCTAACCCCCAAACGTACACCGTTTCGTTATAAAGTGGTTGTAACTTAATATCATTAAAGTTACCCCATAGAATTCTAACAAACTCAATACCTCTTGTATCCATTGGGTGAAATATTTGATACGAATTTATTTTCCACTTGTGTAAATTGTGGTATGTTTGTTGTTTGTTTTCTTACCGTGGTTAATTTGTTTAATTCCCAATCGTAAGCTTGTGTGATTTGTTTAGAATGAATCTCATTAAGTATTTTACACGCACCATCATGTGAAACAAAGTATGAATAACAACCGAAAGGTGTTCCAACATTTAAAATGTCGAACTCATTGAATTTAATATCGTTGAAGTTTATGTTACCGATATAATCAATATCATCTTCAATGATTAAAAGATTGGTCTTGTTTTCACAGGAATATTTCAACAGTTTTATATGACTCATAAATGTAGCCATAACAGCTTTCTGATTTATATCCCACTCATAGAAGTCAGTGTTTGAGAAATACTTTTTTTCAATCTCTTCAGTAATATCATCCGATTCAACGGCATCAAAAAATTCAAAGTCGAGTCCCATTTTATCTTTAATGGTTAACATGTGACTTCTTCGATTCGTATCTTTCTTAAGTGATATACAAAAAGTTTTAAAGGTGTTCAAAATAATTGTCTTTCGTTACTTTTTCCTTAATGAAATTTGACAGTTTCTCCTCTTCGTCATTCCAAAAATCGAGATTATGATTCTTGCCTGATATTACGGTAGGTTCGATGTTATCAATGTACCAATCTAAACCTAAATCCTTTGTGTATAATAACACAGATAGTTCATCGGGTATACCCTGTAAATCATTACCCTTGATTACCTCTAACAAATCGTCAATTATTTCTACGTCATTACAATAGAAGAATCCGGTGTTTGGTAAAACATATGAATCATTTAGTACGTGAGAATGTTGTGAGATGTTTTTATCCAAAACATCAAAAAATTTGTTCATGACAACATCATCCGTTTGTAATCTCATCACATCAAACGCAATTTTAGGGTAACAATATAATGGAACTTGTAGAGACGAATTCTTTAGTCTAATTTGTTCGTAAAAATTATCATCTAAGGGTTTTGTTGGTATACAATCCCAATCTAAGAATAATACTTCACCTAATAATTCTAACGCAATTTTTAGTCCTAATATTTTATGGGTTAGACTATTATAACTAATGAACGTGTGATTATCGGCAATTTCATAATCATAAGGTTGTTCGTTAATTAAATGACAATCATATCCTAATGATGTGAGTTTTTGATAATTCTCTTTTCCCCAAACAAATACTTTCTCGTTGAGATTGTACTTCTTTGCGTTAATGATTTGATTCGAATATCTTTCGAAATCACCCCACAATATTCTGATTATCTTCATGTTATAATAACTTTACACCACCATCCTCAATATTGAAATTGATAACACATCTATGTGTTTTACCGTAGAATGGTTTAACTGAGTGAACAACATCATATGGCCATATTAATAACATTCCTTTCTTTGGTCTGATAAAATATGACATACCTCTAATATGGAAAGTAAACACACCACTATATTGGTGATCTGCGATTGGGTCTCCGTCAGAAAGATAATAACCACCAACAAAACTAAGTGGTGTCTCTTCATCTGGTGACCACCTACAATGATTATGTTTATTGTGTCCTCTACCAGATGTTGGATTATAAAACTGCATCCAACTCTCAGTTATCTTTGGATTATTGCTATGTGTTTTATTAATCTTGTCTAATAACTCAAGATAACCCTCTTCACATCTATTACGTATCAACTTAACACATTCCTCCTTTCTATTTAAAAAATTGTTAGGTGGAACTGAAAAACGACTACCAATAGGATTGAATTCAGTTGGTTCTACCCATTGATCATACCTATAATACTCTACCTTATAATTTGACTGTCTTTCGACATCATATTGTTCAGGTAATTCTTGTCCCATTTGTTTTTCTTTCTCAGTCAACTCATTGAATCCTAAGTTAAAAACTTCATCATGTAAATCATGGTCATGATACTGTTTAAAAAACACAGGAATGGGGGCAAGATGAAATATGTTCTCTTGGTTAGTTGGAATTAATGGTTTATCAAAATACATAAATTAGTGTTTATAAATGAATGGGTCTCTTCTTCTAAGTTCTTCTAATTTCTTTTTAAATTCCTTTTCCTTTTTTCTTTTAGCAATTTTTGCTTTAACCCAATTAATAAGTTTCTTTATCATAATTTTATTTTTTATATACTATATAATTTCCTAATACTAAAATATCCATTTCAGTATCGATGAATGTGAATAATGCGTCTTGTGGTGTTAATACCATTGTCTTATCTTTTACATTGAATGATGTATTCAATAAGATTGGGTATCCACTTAATTTTTCAAACTCTTTTAACAATAAATAAATTTTATTGTAAGGTGTTACTGATTGTATTCTCGCAGTTCCGTCAACATGAGTTACCGCCAATAACTTATCTTTGTATTCGTCTTTGACTCCAACAACTTGGTTCATGTAAGGTACATATTCTTTTGATTTAAAATACGTTTCTTGATTTTCAAATGCGACCATAGGTGCGAATGGTCTAAACCCTTCTCGTTTTTTGATTACTCGATTAATTCTATCTTGCATATCAGGAGGTGTGGGGTTCGCCAATATTGATCTATTACCTAAAGCTCTGGCACCAAATTCAATTCTATCTTTAAACCACCCAACAACTAAATTATTATTTAAACATTTAGCAATTTTCGCAATTAATACCTCTTCATTTAACCTTTCAAATGAAACTAATGGTTTATATTCCATAAGTGCGTTATAAATCTCACCATCACTGTACGATGGACCTAAGAATGGCGAAGGATTGATTCTGGTAGGTTTAGTTAATGAAAGATAATACAAACAACTACCAATAGCATTACCTGCGTCTGAAGGTGCTGGTGGTACCCATAAATGTTTAAATAGACCACTATCAACAACAGTACCATTCGCCTTTCCATTATAAGCACATCCACCACCCAAACATAAGTTATTAGATTTAAACATATGTTTAGCCTCTTTTAAAATCTTAAAGAAGATATACTCATATCTTTCCTGTACTGCGGCCGCTAAATCTTTGTGGTCTTGAGTTAATTTGTCGTTAGGTAATCGATTTGGTAAACCTAATAACTCACCAAGTTGGTGATTGAACATCATTGTATCTTCTTTATCCCATACAAAGACATCCATATTACATATTAAGGTCTCTTGTTTATATTTTATCAATTGACCCATTTTGTCTCTATATTTCGCAGGGTTACCATACGATGCCAATCCCATTACTTTATATTCACCTTCATTAGGTTTAAAACCCAAGAAGGCTGTCATTGCCGAATAGAACAAACCAACTGAATGTGGGTACTCAATCGTTTTTAATTGTTTTAATCCACCACCAATACCCTTACCAAATGATACTGTCGATGTTTCACCCACACCGTCAATTGAAACTACTACAGCATCATTAAAGTTTGATGAGTAATATGAATACGCCATATGTGATAAGTGATGTGGGGTATAATGAATTTTTCTTGATATTTTACTTAAATTATATCTAACTTTAATGTTATTCAATAACGAAGTAAAGAACGATTTTTTCCTTTTAAATCTCAGAGTTGGGTCTTCGTAGTAACAAACACATTCGATGTCTTCTTTTGATAGCTTATACGTCTTAAAGATGTAGTCTATGGTTTTATGTGGGAACGATGAATCATGTTTGATTCCCGTAAATTTTTCTTCTTCGCACGCAAACAATAACTCACCGTTTTTGAACAAACAAGCAGAGGAATCGTGATAATATGCTGATACTCCAATTATATACATTATTAATAATTATATTAAACCAAAACTTTTATTTTTCATACTCACCATTTTATCTAAATTGATTCTTAAATAATCACAATACGAATCAAATATCTTATCTGTTTTGGTTTCTTCGGTGAATAATTTATCTATTTTATTAATATAATGATTTCCTCCGAATTCATCAATGATTCGTTGTCTAATCATAAAAATTACCTCATCAAATGTCTTGTACCCATTTAAATGTAGGAATCCATTAAAATTGTAGTTTAGATTCCTAAAGAGGTCGGTTTGGGATTCAATCTTTAATACATCTGCGTTTGATTCGATAATAAAGGGGTAATCCCACTTTTCCCCGGTAAATTCTATTACTGTTGGATTCTTATCAAAAATAAAATTGAATATATCCTTTTCCATTACAATTTCTTCGTTCTCCCTGTCAAGAATCATTCTAATAGCAGCCGGTATGAATAGTTGTTCAATTATACAAGCATTGTAGTAATTAGAATCAAAGAACTCCTTATTATCCTCATATATCTTTAAACAATACTCAGTAGCCTCAGCAATTAATTTCCACGAATGACCCCCAAATATTGACATGTTAGGTATGTTTTGAAATTTAACGTATTCCAAAAACTCTTCAGGTAATTTATCTTGAATTTCAAAAGCACCTTTCAAATATGTCTTAAAGAAAACCGAATTGTTTCTTTCAAAGGATAGAACATTTGATGAACCTTCAGCAAAGGATGAATAAATTCTATCAACTAATTTAACTTCAATTGGTTGGTAAATAAAACTATCTAAATCGATGTGGAGGTATGGTTGGGTTTGTTTGGTGTATACCATTAATTTAGGTACACTAAATGTTTCAACTTCTACACCTTCTAAAACTTCAGTGTCAATTACGTTATATGGTATACCAATCTTCTTAACGATTTTTTCAATTTCTTTATTTGTGTAAAGAAAAACATGCTCATGATGTTTTTTCGCAAGTAATGTTGATAACAACATACAATATGCTGTATATCGATTTAACGTACCTCCGTTTTTAGTTGGTATATATGTGTGTACAATTTTCATTAACGAGTATATAATTCAGGGTATTCGACAATAATGTGGATTCCACCTTCTTCGTACGCCTCTTTATACGTCTCTTCGATTGATTCGAATGACGAAAGATTGTGGAACGTGATGTTTCTACATAATGATTGGTATTCTAAAAAGTAACTTCCTTTATGTTGATGTCCTGGGTCAATTGGGGTATCTGATCCCTTACCTAAACGAATAATGATGTTTGGATTAAATTGATTATTGCTCATTAATTTAATCTTATCTAAATGGTTCAGTAATTGATTTGTGGCACAAACAAGGAAGTCCCATCTCGGATAAAAACTAACAACAAAATCACCTGTCATAGCCATACCCAAAGTCATTCCCATTTGTGAATCTTCCATCACAGGTAACTCGATAATCTTTTCCTTAGGAACATTACCTAATGTGGTACTCATCGGATTACCGGGGTATAGGGTTTGTTGCCCGATAAAAAGGGTGTCGGTTTTCTCACCTAAAAATGTCATTGCATTTGTTAATGCGTCTTTGTAACTTGTATCTTGATTCATCGTAAACTATTGTAAAAATTATAATCTGTTTTGTCGGTTTTTATTTTCTCAAAAATTTTAATATTGTTGTCAAAACGTTCTTTGTTCTCTTTGAAGAAGTTAACAATCTCTTCTTTTTTATTATTTAATCTGATTACCTCATTGATAATCATCTCAAATCTTTTCTTAGGGTTTGGTTCACTATCATAATCGTGATTCACCACATCATCAAAAAAATCGAATCCGTAAAGATCTCTCATTTTCTTTATATGATTGGTACTTGCCATGATTATCGGTATTTGTGAATAGTATAATGGTATGAATGACTTTTCACTCAATATGATTATATCATCCTTATCAAAATTTGTTTCCGTAACAATGTTGATATACGAGTACGAATAAGGGTTGTTAGAATAAGAAGCATCCCAATCAAATCTGTAAGGTGGGAAATCAACTTCGTAATCCTTCTCATTAACACTTTTTTTAATGTCAATATTCGCCAATTCAGTGATTTCCTTCTCACATTCTTTAATTTCATCATCAGTGAACAATGGCTTTAGGAACCAACAATCATGAATATCAACATCTAACGGTAAAAAATGATTTCTAACCTCATATCCCCTAATCCAACTCCAATCAACATTATCAATTATACCATGTTTCATTAAACGTGCCAATAATGCGAAACGATGTATTTTTACATTACGATTATAAGTCATAAATAACGAAGACCTATCAATCTTATATTCGTATGGAAATTGTGTTAGTAATTTAGCGATAGCCCATTTACCGTTATTGGTTGTTTGTGTTTTTATATTTGTTTTTAGTCTTTGTTTTAAATCTAAATTCCTTTCGTTACAATTAATAACCACGATTTTATTCGTATCAATCCCAATGTTTTTAAAAATCGAGTCAAGTGATTCAATTAAAATATCATCATCGGATTCGGCATCATTTTTTATTATTAAATTGAAGTTTGGGTTTGTTTTTAAAAGGTCCAAAACTAAATTATTAAATGGTAATTTTTTCTCTGCAACAATATAAGATGTAAGATAATATCTATACTCAAAAAAGTAATAGTATTTTTCGTCATTATTTGGAATCTCATTTATATGAAACACTTTATAATCGGAAAACCCAACGTAGGTATCCATGTAATTTGTGACTTCTTCTTTAGTCACATTAAGAGTATCATAAACTAAATTTAAAAAATTACCCATTTCCCTGTTCCGTAGTGCGGCCACTCTTTTTTATATTGATACCAAATTACATCTTCAGGTATTTCACTTTTTTTATTCCATGTATCAATTGTTGGTGTATTAGTTGATACTCCGTTATCTTCAACTACAAATTTAATTGGTAAGTCAAAATTCTTGGAGTACTTATAATTTTCCATAAAGGTACCGGTTTCAAATGTCATATCACCCACAAAACACCAAACAGTGTCATTAATACCTTTTCGTTTATTTGACATCGCAACACCAACTGCTATCGGTATAATTCCACCAACAATTGCCGAACTATAGAATTTCTCTTCTTTATTAACAATCGTAATTGAACGTCCTTCTAATATTTCTTGTTCTAACCATTCGGATGGAATTCCCTTTAATAGTGCGTGATAGTGTGACCTCCATGTTGAAAATACCCAATCCGTTTTTTTAACGTACTTGAATATCTCAATTAGTTCATCTTCATTACCTCCACTTAAATGTATCGGTCCTCTTACTTTGCCAGCTTCCCAATGGTCAGCCATTTTTCTTTCAAACTGAACCAATCCCGCTTTGTCCCATAAAGGCTCATTAACTATGGGTAAATGGTCATATAAATTTTTAATCATATTCTATTTGTTAAATGACACAATTGAATATCTCGGAAATTGTGCGTATTCCTCAACAGATGTTACAAAGTGAGGAGATCTAAAAACCTTATTATTCAATAATGTAACTCTATTAAATTTTGGTAATATTTGTTTATTAAAATCAAAGTCTTTGTCATCGGCAATGTTCAATATTCCACCCCAATCCCACATCCACTTTTCGTTGACGTAATAAATTAGATTAATGTTTCCACCGTAGTCATCGATATGTGTTCTAAAATAATCACCCTTCTCGGACTTGTGACATCTCACATCAAATTCATTTAATTCAAATGGAGAAACTTCTTTTAACATCGGAACAAAATATTCATCGTAGATATTTTTAATATCATCATTTTGTTCCAAATTAACTGACCTATTAAATCGTGTTGAATATGGTTCATCTCCTTTCGGGAGGAAAGGTGATTCGGTTTTAAACACATGTTCATAATGATGGTCTCTCACCTGATGTTTCAATTCCCAATTCGTTTCATTCACAAATAATGAATGAATTTTTTTGGCAACGTCAATTGGTAAAAAATCATCAATAACCGTATAACCTAATTCAATTAAATCAGTTTTATTTTTACTATACATTATCCTTCGTTTTCTTCTGCTTTATTTCCTTCCCAACTAATTCCCCAATTTTGGAATTCAGCGGCTAAACAATCTAACTTATAATCTTTTCTACCGCCAACAACTTCTTGTATTCTATTCTTAGCGGTATTTCTAACACCATTCAAACCATGTGTTAGTTCAAGATTATTCCCTTCTTTAATTCCTTTACGGTAATTAGATTCGTTGTGCCAAATGTGTAAATTAGTCTGAGCTAAAACAATAATTGCTCTGATAGTTTCCGCAGTTATACAGTTAGGGTTATCATCTAAAAAAAGTTGTACGTCGTGTTGAATATCACTGATTTCTTTACCGTACTCTTCTTTATGTTCTGTAATGAATACTTCTTTAAGTTGTGAAATACTCATTCGGTCAATCAATTCTGCCAATGTCGGCAAGTACTTTCTCTCTTTCATTTTATCTATTTAAAAATTTTCTACCAGTCTTAACTCTATCCCTCCAATATTCCAACAAATCGTCCATTGTCTTTTCAAAAGGTATAGTTGGTTCCCAACCAGTGTGTTGTTTAAACTTATTTGTATTTGGTACTTGTAAATCGGCATCAATAGGTCTTAATCTATCTTTGTCAATTACAATTTCAATATTCTTAACAGTTGATTTACTGATGAAGTAATTCAATACATCACCGATTTTACAAGTGTAACTTCCTCCAATGTTATAATACTCACCTTTAGTAGGGTTGATGGTTAATAACATGTAATATGCTCTAACCGCGTCTCTAACGTCCGCATAAGTTCTTAATGATTCTAAATTACCTACATAAATTTTCGGTTCTTGTAATCCAACTTCAATCATTGCCACTTGTTTCGCAAATGTTGATTCAGAGAACACATCACCTCTTCTTGGTCCTGTATGTGTAAACATTCTTGTTGTCATTACATTCATTCCAAAAGCCTCACCATAGTATCTACCAATCAAATCAGTTCCAATTTTTGAAATTGCGTATGGTGACGCTGGATGAAAACTACACTCCTCATCAATCGGTAATTTTTCTTTTGGCACTTTACCGAACACTTCACTTGAGGCACAAACATGAATGTAAGCCTCTTTATATCTTGAGTTCTTTAATGCCTCTAACAAGTTAGTTGTACCAATGATATTAGTTTGTAATGTTTCCACTGGTGATATGAAACTTGTCTGTGGGTATGATTGTGCCCCTAAATGAAAAACATAAGCAGGTTTAGCAATCTCAACAGCATTTGATATTGATACAAGGTCGTTTAAATCTCCATATACCAATTCAATTCTATTTTTCTTATTTATTCTATCCGATAGGTGTTCTAAATTTTCTAAAGAATCGTTCCATCTTGTAAATCCATAAATCTTCCAATCAGTGTTTTCTAAAAGAAAATCAGCTAAGTGTGATCCCACCATTCCACAAATCCCCGTAATTAATACATTCATACTCTAACTTTTATTTTTATAATATTCTATTGTTTCCCTAATACCCTCTTCAAATGTGTATTTCGGTTTAAACCCTAATTCATTTTTAATTCTATCGGTACTAACAGCACGATATGGAATTGTTGTTGGTTTAGTGTTATCCCATACAATTTCAGGTGTTTTACCTGTTACTTTTAATATGGTATCCAATATTTCACCGATAGTAATTCCACCACCATAACCTAAATTATATGGTCTCATCGATTCGCCTTTTTCTAAAATCAGTAACGCACCATCGACAACATCTTTAACATATAAAAAATCTCTTACTACATCAGGTGAACCCCACGCGGTGAAAGGATTTTCATCATCAAGTACTCGTTTGATTAATGCCGGAACTACGTGACAAGTTTTAGGGTTAAAGTTATCATGTGGACCAAATATTGCGGTACATCTTGCGAGTGCGATTTCTAATCCTGAGAACTTAGAAACATGTTCCATTAACTTCTCTCTATATCTTCTCATCCAACCATAGCCATAATAAGATTTATACGGTTCATCTACCCAATATTCATCCTCAGTTAGTGGTCGTCTAATATCAGGATAACCAGTCGAACTATTCAAATCTAAGAATCGTTTAACACCATTCTTAACACAAGACTCTAATACATTACCGATTAAATTTAATTGTTTTAAAGATATTTGTACATCGGTTGGTACTGATGATGGATGCGCCACTTCACCGGCACAATGAATAACATAGTCAGCATCTTCCGTAAGTTTAAGACAATCATCTAATGATAATAAATTTAAACCATTATAAACTATTAGTTCGTCACTTTCAAATTGTAACTGTGCGTTGTTTGTTGACGTTCTTACTCTAGCACCTCTGTTTACCAATTCCTTTAAAAAATGGGTACCAATAAAACCAGAACCACCAGTAACAACTACTTTCTTATCTTTAAAAAAATTATCCATTAACAAATGCGTTATATCTTTTATCTAATGTTTCTTTATTGTTGATGAACCAATTAGTTGTGTTCCCAATTCCTTCTTCTAAACCTATAGTTGCTTCGAATCCATAAAGTTTAGCACGAGTCGTATCAAACAATCTAATTTTATCACCAGCAGGTGCGTCGGTTAACCATTTAACTTCAATATCTCTACCTGAATATTTTACAACAATATCAACAATTTCTTTTATTGTGAATCCTTTACCTGAACCTAAATTTATGGGTTGTGTTATCTTATTTTTAACAGCGTGAATCATACCATTCGCAACATCATCAGCAAATATGAAATCTCTAATTTGACTACCATCACCAAATACTTCAAGTACATCATTCTCTTGTGCTTTTCTTATTAGTGAAGGAATAACCATCGCATTTTTTGGATTGAAGTTATCGTATAAACCGTAAACGTTTGCCGGTCTTACTATTGAAATCCTATCCCAACTGTGTTGTATTTTATATGTTTCAGCTTGTAGTTCACCAATCCTTTTTGCCCATCCAGCATACTTGTCGTTTGGTGATGGAAATGTTGACCATACGGTATCTTCAAAAAACACTTCTGCGGGTGAGTAAACACCAACTGAACTAGTGTAAAGATACCAATCAACATTAGAACGAAACGCAGCCTCCATCATGTTAGTGTTAAACTGTAACATTGGAACCATGAAATCTTTAGGTTGTTCTAAAGCCATTTTTGGTGAACCTTTAACACCTGCTAAATGGAAAACATAATTTTTGTCGGCACATATGTGTAAACACGCGTGAAAATCTCTCAAGTCGACTTTAACAAACTTAACACCATCAGGTAAATCTGTTGGCGCAGTTAAATCCGCCACAGTTATTTCACATTCCTCTTTTAGTAGTTTATCTACCAATGATCTTCCAATCATTCCACAACCACCTGTAATTAATATTTTCTTATTTTTAAAACTCATCGAATACCTTATTTAGTTTATTACATAAATTAATTATTTGTTCATCTGTTAAATCAGTATGGTTACCGATATATAATGAATTATTATGTACCCAATCAATGTTTGCGGTACTACCATGTACAAAATACGTGAACTTCTCCATGTATGGTTGTGATGTTTGGTCACCTCCACCTGCAGTCCCTAAACGATACTCAACTTTTTCAAAATTCAACAAATCACATACACTTGAATAATCATCATTTACTTTGAACTGTGATGAATAACCAGGTAAAATTATTAATGGTAAAGCGAAACTGCTATTACCTTCTGTATTGTAATTTGTGACGTATTTTCTATTATCTAAATTCTCCAACCAAACTTTTAAATTGTGTCTACGTTTCTCGATATTGTAGTCAATTCTCTTCATTTGTTCAATACCTAAAACGGCATTAAGTTCGGTACTTCTCATATTAAAACCTGGTACCGAAAATGTGAATAGTGGATTTAAGTGTGGGTGTGATTTTCTATACTTCGCTTGTAATTCAGTTGACGCCTCTCTTGTCATTCCATGTGAACGAAATAGTCGAGCTAAATCATGTAGTTTGTCATCGTTAACACAAACCATACCACCTTCAATGGTTGTTATGTGATGTCCAAAATAAAATGAGAATATTGATATGTCACCAAATGAACCAACTTTTTGACCGTTGAATGTTGCTCCGTGTGCTTCACAACAATCTTCGATTAATAATAGATTATGTTCTTTAGCAATTTTGATTATTTCTTCATTGATGGCGTTGAAACCTAAACAATGGACTAATACAATTGCTTTAGTTTCAGGTGTAATTGCTTTTCTAATATTGTCTGCCGTTATTGAAAGGTTTCTAATTGAGATGTCAACAAACCTAACGGTCATACCTAATTGTAACGCAGATGATATGTCGGAAACCCAACCAAGTGGTGGTACTATAATTTCACCAACACCTCTTAATTCCTTAACCATTGCCATCGATATGAAATTACCAGAACTACCAGAGTTAACCATAGTACTGTGTTTCACACCTAACCATTTGGACCAAATAGATTCGAATTCTCTAACTTTTTCTCCATTAGTGAATCTTTTACCATTCAGAACAAAGTCAGCAAGGACTTCTCTGTCTTGTTGGGATATGTTATCGTTAATTAACGGCCAGTTAAAATCATGATTCATACCTAAAATATAATGAAAAAATGTCAAAAATACAAATGTATTTACTCATTATTTTCCAAAATATTAAACAATAGGCTCGGATTGATTTTCACGGGATTATGTAACCCCAATGGATTTGGGAAGTATACGTCTTCAACACTGAACTTCATTGCGGTTTTAACATCGGCAACCTTATAACCATCCAAGTACTTTATAAAGAATATATCCTCTTGTGGGTCGTTGTCGTCGGTATGTTCTTCGGCAATCTTTAACATCACATCTTTCGTTCTTAGTGATAGTCCACCGTTACCAACGTAACTATTTTCTTTGGGTTTTATCCACGGAGCACCGATATAGTCGTATTCTAAAAACTCCTCAATACCCTTTCTAAGAAGAATTGCGTCAGATTGGAATATTAAAACCTTTTCACCTTTAACTTTATTCCAAAAACTTGGTGATTTCAATAAGTTGTTATATTCTATTTTGGTGATGTTGTCAACACCCATACTTTCAAAGTGAACGTCTCCCCAAGATTTCATCTCACCCTTCAATTCCTCTTCATGTTCTAATCCATGAAATACTTGTAATGACCATTTATCACCTAAATAAAACATTACCGTTTTAATTACTGTTAAAAGGTAGGGTAATGGTCGGCACTCAACAATAACGGCAACAAGTTTAGAATCTGTAGCAACATTTGGTGTATAGTATTTTAATTTATCAAATTGTTTTGATAAATGGTTGATAAACAATCCGTTATTGATTTCATTATACATTATAACCTATTCTGAATTTGATTTACGATTTCATTCGCAATCAATTTATATCCTAAAAGATTCGGGTGATAATCACCCCACCAAAGGTTATGTTCATTTTCCCAAACACTTCTACTTCCATATTCCCAAACCGATACGTCGTTTGAAACCTCATAGTCTCTTAACATATCAACCATTGTACCATTTGGATTAATAAAATAATCGGGTAACGTTGAAGTATCAAATCCATCCTCATCTTTAAATGTTGGGTAAAAGCTGTTGAAGTAAAAACGTTTATGTGATTTTAATAATTCTTCTAATTTTTCGAATATTTTAATCGGATTATTTTCGGGTTTCTTAACTCTATATCTGTGTGGATATGAGAACATGATTATAAATACGTCATCGTCTTCAATCATTTTATCATCGAATAGTATTTTAACTTCACTATATATGTCATGATTGCCTGCACCACAGTAACCATTGTTTACGAACACACAATCGAGTTTTTCTGCAACATATCTTGGCCACGAATTAAATCTCCTCAGATTAACAATGAAACCCTTTCCTTGTATTGGGTGAGCGTTCTCTTTGTAAATTACGTCAGTTTCAATTCCATGACCTGCGGTCCAACTATCTCCGAATGTTAATAATCTCATAATTTATTATTTATAAAATCCACAATATTTTCATGAAGATAATCTTCATAAATTACTCGTTGGGATTCTGATCCGTAATGAAAGTCAAGCTCACTTACGGTTTTTAATTCTCTACCTTTTGCGAACGTTTCAACGTTACCATCCATAACATACATTGAGGTTAGTATATCTTCATATCCTACCTCCTTTGCAAGTTCTTTAATGTCTACCGACCAAGAAAAAAATAAAACTTTCTTTTTATAAAAATCACATAGGTTTTTAATGGCCATTAAAGTATGAAAAACTTTAACTTTCATGTTAAAGTCCGAAATCAAAATATGTTTTCTTATGAATTTTTCTACATCGTAGTTCCCATCAATAATTCTATTTACATCATTATTACAAAAAGATTGTTGAAATGTAAAATAAGAAATTCCGTTAGTTTGTCTATGACAATTAATGTTGGTTGGATTATATTGGATTCCAGTTTGATATTTTTTATACTCTTCCTCTACGTCATTTCCATTTAACCCCAAGACAAGTCTTGATGGTTCGATTATTTGATATATATAAAAGTCTACTTCGTCATGTTCAATTTTGGTTTCTAAAGTTTTCTTAATCTTCTCAACCATCATTTCGTTACCGACACCAGGTGCTGTCACGTCGGTTAATTTACAACCTAATTTATGTGACATATAATATGTCCAAGCATGTCCATAACCACCTCCTGAATGTGAACAACCGGCAACTCCTATGTTTAACATTGTTCGTGTTTTTTAATAAAGTTATAAAAATAATCCGCCTGAGCAATGTGACCGTATTCACCAAAATGACCATCCACAATTTTATTATCAGTTTCAAAAATAATTCTACTATGTTGTCCTGTTTGTTCGTAATTCAATTCTGAAATTCGTTCCATTAATCCTAAACATTTGTTCACCGAATCTAAAACACTAATAAATTTTACATCATCGATTTGATTGAAGTGACAAGTCATATCATCATCACTAGACCAATGATGTATTTTAACCTTTTTTAAATCACAATAAAGATTGATTAATTTAATCCAACCATAAACCTCCTCAACCCATATTGGGTGTGTTCTATTATAGAAGATTTCATCAATTGTTCTTTTTGAAAGGTGTGTTTCTAAAAACTCACTATCACATGGTAATATATTATTGAAGATGTCAATATTAAAATTTGCCGCTACAAATCTTTTATTATTAGACCATCCAATTATCACTCTATCATTTTCTTCCAATTGTTCACATACGTTAAGAAAACTTAAAAATATGTTGGTGTTGGCGGAACCTCCAACCGCATAATTCTTAACTTCGTAACCAAGTTTCCTACCTAATAGTGTTGGCCAAATATCAGGTAAAACACCTCCTTTAAATTCTTTATAATGGTCATAATTACTAACTGTAAATTCCTCTCCCACGGGAAAATATTCCGCAGTGTAACTATCACCAAAAACCCATAATTTACTCATAACTAAATCAAATTTCTAAAAAATAAATAATCATCCGTATTCTTTAGGATGTTATATATTATAATTTTATTTTTTTCAAATCTTTCATAATTGTTCTTATAGAATTCCTTAATCTCCTCTTTCTTCCCATCCAATCTTTTAATTTCCTCCACAATTTTAAATAACCTATCTCTGTGATTTACAACGTCATCATATGAGTGGTCAATTATGTCTTCAAACATATCAAAACCGTATATCTCTTTTAGATGTTTAATGTGATGATGTGACGCCACGAAAATTGGTAGTTGATAATGATAAAAAGGTCTAAATGATTTTTCAGTTATATGTACAATAAACTCACTATTAATGTATGCCGATTCCGTCACAATATTAACATATGAATTCTCAAATGTAAGTTCTTTTTCGGGTACTCTCATCCACACAGGTAAACCCTCAACATTAATTTCAGGTGTGTTTGGTTTAAACCACTTTTCATCCACTTCGTAATCACTTCTCTTAATATCCACTGACCTGAAATATTCAATTTCATTGTCATATTTTTTAAAATCTTCTCTATTCAATAGTGTGCCAAAAAATGCTCTGTCAGCAGCACTATAACTTGGCACTAATGACCAATTCACATCATCCAATAATCCTTCATGTTTAAGTAATGTTAAGATAGTATATCTATGAACCTTGGGTGATCTGTTATGACACAAGAAAAATTTACCTTCTTTATTTGGATTGAATCTTGAATTAACTCTTGTTAAACTATAGTTTGATGTACTTGGTATAAATTTTAACGAGTGTACATTCACATCGGGTGAATATGTGTGCTTTAATTCATTTAATTTACTATTGTTATTTACAATGAATATTTTTTTGGGGTTGATGGAATGTTTCTCCACGAATTCATTTAGACATTCGAACGCTTTAACACCTTCAGGTTCATGTGCTGTCATCATTAAAAGAAAGAAATTATCATCTTCCCTCAATGATTTTAACACCTCTTCTCCCATAGGTGGGATACGATTTAAAACTGCTTCGATAACTTCTCCGTGTTCTATTCCTCCACAACAAAGTGCTTTACATAAATCAAATCTGAAATAATCAATTACGTAGTAGTATTTTTGATTTGGATTTTGTTTAACATCCTCCATTCTACATTTTACGGTTTCAAATCTATCCGATTCTTCAGGGAATTGGTCTTCATAGTATCCAAACGCTAATCCTCTATCATAATAATTTCTGACTAACATTTCACCATCCCAAAATAAATCACCGTTGTATATTTTAACACCGTTTGGTTTGGGATTTTCTTCACCTACTGCCCAATCGTCATATACTAAATTTAATTTTCTTTTCATTATTTTCTGGTGTTACCGTAATGGATAATTTTAATGTCATTATTGTCAGTCTCAAATTCTCTCCACACATCTAATACTACGCTACCTTTTGGGAATTGGTAATCATAGAACTTTCCTCTATGTGCCAATAAGTAGATTGCTGTTTCGGGTTCTGAATCGAACTTAAAGTCAACTCCATTTTTTTCCAAATAGTGACTTGTTAATATCGATGTTGAACCTTCGGTATATTCAACGTCGGGTTTATAGGACTTACCTAAAATAATTACCGGTAAACCATATTCTTTAGATAGATTTTCTAATTTTTTTGCCAAGTTTTCCGCTTGTTTTTCACGGGCTTTCATTATAGAATCAAAAATATCATAACCCAATTCTGATGACAAAGTTCTTAAAGCAATATTGTCTCTTGGGTGACAACCTCCTCCATCTCCCATTCCTGCCTTCATGTATACAGGACTAATAATTCTTTTCGTACTCCTTTCAAGTGCTCCGGTTACTACATCAACGTTGATGTTACCTCTAATTTCAGCAACGTCTTGTATCATATTAACTAACGCAATTTTAGTTGATATAAACGTGTTATAAAATATCTTGATAGCCTCAGCTTCATCCCACGTTCCTATTTCACATCTTGTTTTTGGATTAATAAACGTCCCATAAAACTCTGTTAGTATATTGGCATCTCCAGTTCTACTACCATCTTCAGTACCAATTATTAACATCTCAGGATTTATCATATCCTCTTTAACAGTACCCATAGCAATTAGATATGGATTATAAATAAATCTAAAATTAGTACATAATGGTATGAATTCCTTACGTATTGTACCAGGTAAAACTGTTGATATTAGAACAACTAATTGATTTTTATTTGTGTATTTGTTAACCTCAGTTAGAACATCTTTTACAATTGTATAATCAAAGTCTTTAGGTTTTAAATGTGATGTGGGATATTTCCCATCATATAATGGGTCGTGTGGTGTTGGTACCGCAATAAAAATAATCTCACCGTGTGTACAAACATCCTCAATTAACCATGTCATTTCATGTTTACAACCTTTAACAATTCTAGTGTCATATCCTAAAACATCATGTCCCGCTTCATACATTACTTCAGCAGCATCTTTACCTAATTTACCTACACCAATAAATCCAACTTTCATTTAAATCAATTTTTTCTTTTCACCGTATATTTCGGTTAATTTATTAAAGGCATATGGGTATGTCTTAATCACATTTTGTTTTAGGACTTGGTAATTAAATTTTAACACCTCTTCCATACCCTTGAACCATTCTAATTTATTTTCAATCTTATCAATATCTTTTAAGACTTTGATAATCGCATCCATTCTTTCTAAATTATCCAACTCATCATAACTTTCATCTATCCAATCTGAAAATGTTTTATAACCTAACTTTTTCATTTCTCTTAGGCTATGTTTGTTACCCATAATAATGAATGGGTGATGAGACGCAATAGGTTTGAAAACTTTTTCACTTAAAAATACCGTACCCTCCTCATCTTCAAATCTCGCCTCACTAATTACTGAAATCCAACTATCATCACAAACTTTATGGTTGACTCTATTGATGTAATAACCGGTATCCTCAATTTCATTCGATGTTCCATATATCAATGATGGTAGAGTATTAGCAAAATTCTCAACATACTCCTGTTCCATAAACTCACCACAATATCTTCTTTGTGAAACGTGAATTTGGTTCATACTAACCAATCCTTTTTCTAATAAATCATTGTAGAATAGTTTACTGTAAAACCATATTCTATGTTCTCTTGGTTTCTTGTTTAAGTTATTGTAGAGTTTAATACTATCTAAATTATTTTCCTTATGGTTTACTTGTTCCTCGAAAGTTGGTAAATCATTATTGTCCAACATTTGTTTAGATGTTAAATAAACATCATTTTCGAAATGTGAATATGGTAATGGTACCATTCTTACTTCTTTCGGATTCTCTTTCAACCAATTTTCATATCGTTCTTCAACAATAGAATTACCTGTAACAAAAATCATTCTGTCAGCAGGTATACCTCTTTTATCACATTCTTTGTGGAAGAAATCAAATACCCAATCTTCATGGTAACCCTCTAAACTTGAGTCAATTAGAAGATGTGCTTTACGATTTATTAAATCATCCAAATAGGTTTCATTTAAAAATTCAAACAAACTTCTCACCTCTTGATTGGATGAAAATTCTCCTCCCGCCCAAATGTGTGGATCATTGTGTACACCCACTGGTACGATATAATTTTCAGGTTTATCGTTGATGTCAAATATCTTAACGTTAGCGTCAAACCCTTCGATTATATGTCCTAAAATGAACATTCTATTGAATAGCGGTGATATGGTAAATCTATATGAACCAACACCATTCATCTCCCAATTATTTATAAAATTTCTACACGTAGAAACATCTTCAAATACAAAATTCATTATTAAAAGGTTTTATATATCTCTTTAAAAATTTCAACCAATGGTTTCTTATTATTACTTCCACCCATTCCGTCGTAGTCGTACTTGTCTTTAATAATTTCCAAAAATCTATTTCTATTATAAACACAAGTTTCTCTCATTTCCTCTCTGATTGCTTTTAATTCATCAATCGATTTGTCTCTATATCTATTGATTTCACTAACAACCATATCCACTCTTTTGTGATGAATCGTTTCATTATCATAACTTTCATCAAACCATTTATCGAATGTTTTAAACCCTAAATCTTTGATATATCTCAATGTTCCAACATTACCTAAAATCATAAATGGATGTCCAACAACAATTGGTTTCCAAATTTTTTCAGAAATGAAAAGAACAGATTCATCAATTAATGTTTCAGTAACAATCGACATAAAAGTTGCTTCATGGTCAGGTAATTCAAGATTTCCTGCCCAATTAATATCTAATGTCCTGTCAATAATTAACGGTGACATTTCTGACAACAATTTAATCGATTCAGTTTCGTCACTATCAAACTTACCAATACTCACTCTACCTTTATTTAAAAGACCTTGTCTTAGGAACTCGGAAACTAAATAAACTCGATGGTATCTCGGATTTCTATTATAAGATAAGAAAAGAAATCCATTATCTACAGGTTTAAACTCAACCATTTCATCTTTAAAGATTCTATAGTCTATCCAAGAATCAAAAATAGAAATTGGAACACAATTAAATTTGAATCCTTTTTCTTTTCTAACCTCATCTACCAATAAATTGCCGTGTATATAATACACCGATTCGTGAGGTAAGTCTATTTCTCTAATCCAAGAATCAATTATATCTAAATCGTTGTTCTTTGATGATGATGCACTATAACCTTCAAATTGATGAATCATTACGATTTTACATTTACCGTTTTTGATGTCATTGATATATTGTTCAGATATACATTTAAATCCAATCTCCTCATTTTTCTTAAAGAATTGATTATCATATACATTGATGATGTATAGATGTTTCTTTCCTCTAATCTCATCTTTTGTTTGAAATACAACATCGTCACCATACTTTGGTGTTGTATTTTCCACTATCACATCATAACCAAACGGTTTGTTACCATCTTCGATGTTAAATAAGTTCCAAACACCCCACATTTTAGGATAATCGAATGAACCTGTTTCATTTAGATACCAAGATTTTGATGATCCGTTTGGTCGATAATAATTCAATACACTATCCCAATCTTCAAGTGAGCAATACACTTTTTTATCGTTCCTTAATACTTTTAAAATTTCATCGACCACTAATGTTTGTGAAAGTGTACCATTATGTGAACAGTCTCTAGCTTTATCATTGGTATTGTCATATACACTTAGTATTTTTATTTCATTCTTATGTACGAAATCTATTTGTTTATCGATTCCAACACTCCATTGCCAATTTACAACAGGAATGTTTAATGATTTCCATATGTTATTACACAATGTTACACCTAAAGCAATGTCTTTAGTTTGTTCACCTCGATTATCGACATAACTTTTTAAGTACCATTCGAGATAATTTTCGGCGGATTTTGGATGTACGTTTTTAGGGTATGATGCCGAGAATAATTCTAAATTGATTCTACTTACGTTACTTTCTATTGAGTTAAAAGCGTACGTTTTTCTATATCTATCAGGCCATTGATAAACAACAAATTTTGGTAATTTACCCTTCTTTAAGATATAGTTGTGGATTAGTATTGTGTTATAGAATTGAAAATCTATTCCTGTTGCACCCATACCTAAGTTCAATACATCAAGATTGAGTTCTTTACCTAATTTGGTCGACCATAAATCGTCATAATGTAATCCAATACCTTCGGTAAACGAGCAACCAAAGACAATCATATAATCATCTTTTAGTTCCTCGAATTCCTTAGTTCTATATCCCCAAGAATTGTATCTATATTCAATTTCCTTATTGAAATATTCCCAATTCTCACCCAATCTTTCTTTGTTTAATAAAAAACTCTCTTCTGTGTCAGTTGATCCGAATTTTAAAACTTTATTCGATTGTACAATATTTTGAATTACCGGTACCTTTTTACTAATAACCATTATAAATTATAATTTTCCTTATCTGATATGTATTCACCAGGTTCATAGTGAGTAATTCTTCCGTCGGTTACTCTTACGTCAGGTATAGTGTTATCAATTTCAATCGAGTTGAACCAATCTTCTAATTCAGGGAATGTTTCAACAAAATTCTTATTTCTTCTAATATCATATTGAGTGTAGAAACTCTTGAAGTCGTGGTACTGCATTTCCATGTCCATTTCAGTCGTGTTATGACCTCTATTAACAACTTCAATGTAATCCACTAATCTTTGAATTTGAGCACCCTCATGCATGTTAATTAAAGGGTTCTTCTTATTCTTTCTCCACCACATTGATAATTTACCGTGTAAATCATGTTTAATGTCATCAGGTAATGTTAACGGTGACATAAATGCTGGCCATCTAAGAATATTAAAGTCAACGATTGGTTTGTTCCAACCATATTTGGCTTTCAATTCCAACATATCATCTAAGAATTCTGTGATACTGAATAAACATAGACTATTAATTGTCATCATAATAACAACTTGTCTAATGTTTGCCTTCTCAATAACTTGTACTAAGTTGTTTCTCCATTGTTCGTAATTTAAACCATCACGAATGTATTCAGCTTGTTTACCATACGCTTCACAACTTGTATAGATGTCAAATTCCTTAACATCAATCT